GGGTACTTTAAAAAGATTTAAATTAGGAAAAGAACAATCTACAATCATGTCATCATCTGGAGGTGTTCAAGTTGAGAATCCATTGGATTATGATATTGTGGAAGTCCTTCATGAGGCTTATGAGATAGACTCATACCCTTGTATTTCTGAAGTAAAAATGTCAAATGAGCCTTACAGTCAGAATGCGGAGGACTTGCCTGACAATTTCATGAACATGGTGGAAATAGACAAAGTTGAAGAAGACGAAGTTCACTGGACTATCAAATTAGATGAGTTTGAGGGCATGTTTGGGAGTATCAAATCTGGCACTAAGACTGTAAAACATGGTGAAAAATATAAACTCAGGCATGAATTTGTTGCCCAAGCAATATCCTCAGTTCCAACAGATCAAAAATTGTCAACTATCGAGAAGCTTGCTGATGATGATGATAATCGTACACCAGATTTCATTCTGAAAAGAGGTGCTAATGAGTTTCATGTGATAGAATTAACCACCACACGGTTGGACAGAGATCAACACATAATGCAGCTTTATGACTCCAAAACCTTTTCCTATCAGGGAGCACTTCAGAATAGATCACTAAATAGGTGTATTACCTATACTATTATAATTGTGACTAGGGATAGTGTAATCAGTTCTGTGCCACTACCCATTATTTTGGTTAGAGAACTGGTGGCAAGAATGCGATTGGCTTTGTGCTTAGAATCTAAGGCAGAATTAATAAATTTAGATTTAGAGAGTGATGAAAGATCTGGATTTAAGCCTCGTACTGCTCGCCAAATACATGAAAACATATCATCCATTAATTATAGAAAGATTTCAGAACATCCCTTTAACATTGATGAGGATTATGTTAGATCTTGCCTACAACCAGCTAGTGAGATTGAGGTCCTTGAAACGTTCCTGGCGGAATTAGAGGAAAACCGTAAAGAAGTCCAAGATGCTCATAACCACAATTATCATGATGACATAAACAATTACATTTCTGAATTCTCTAAAGGAAATAGACGCAATGACTGCAAGCCTATTTCATTTTTCCCTTATATAAACACCCCTGAGCATGAAGCTAGTTCAGACATACCAAAACACTCAGTTTTCCCATGTGAGGATTTACCTTCTGTATCTAAACTATGGGGTGCTGCTATGGATAACTATGAGAACAATCCTCAAAAGAGAGAGGAAGATCCTGACACTCTGATTTCAGAAGCTTTGTCAGAAGATAGAGATACAATTCAAAAGCTCGAATATGAAAGGCATCAAAAGCGAAGAAAATACCACCGAGTCGATCTTAGGGATGTGTTAACAGAATCAGATCTGGAGAGCTTAGCTGAGCAGGGTTTGTGGGCAAAGAAGTACCGAAAAGATGAATTCATGATAGCTCGAAGACTGCACCAACAGAGTGGATTTAAATGGAATACTCCCTTAGAAGATGTAGAGGAATTCTTGAGCTCCATTTATGATCTTGAAGAAGCTGAGACAAAACCAGATGTAGCAATACCTCTAATAGAAAAAGCTAATGAAATAACTGGAAATGACTCAGTAGGTACAGACACATTAAAAGAGTGGAGGCAGACCAAGTTATTCCAAGCCATGGACATAATTTCAGACATCTCCTATGAAGTGGCCATAGCCAATAAACAGCATTGCAAATCCAAGGAAATGATTCTAAAAAAATTACGAAGATTCAATGTTTTCTTGTTGATTTCTCCCACAAAAAGTTCAGAGCATACATTTGTGTCCATTTATTGTCCAACCCCATGTAAACCATGTTTTCAAGGACCCTTTGGAAGGATGCATAGAGTTTTTGGAGGTTATGTGTCAGACTTCTTTTCTATTAAACAAGGGAAACTAGAAAATCAATCCTCTATGCCAGCGTCTCTTATAATGCTCGCATCATATTGGTCCTGGTTTTATGGCTTACCTGATGCGACTCCCAAGTCATTTAAAGAACATACAGAAGCCTTGTATATGCTAAAATTCTCTCTACTAGTGAGACTAGAAGACAAAGCTCAAACCGAAGAGACAATCACTACAACTAGATACATGTACATGGAAGTCTTTAAGTCATTTTATTCCATCATGCCATCTCAACCTTTTAAAATGCTGGATAAACTAACTACTTTCCCACGTAGCAGACTAAACTTGTTATGTTTGAAGAAGATTATACTAAACTTTAAGAACATGATGGAGGATCCACCCATTCGAACATTGAATGAAGCTCCAAAACCGCTAGAGGAAGGGGAAGATAGTGTTCCCAATGATCATTGGAGTAAGCTATTGAATTGGATAAGTGGATATCCAGTTCCTACAGCTACTAAAGCCATAAATTTAGTGTACCTAGGTTATCTAAAGAATAAAATGGAGTCTCCAGAAGGAAATACAGACTTTCAGCTTGTAGAGAAAACCTGTGAAGAAGAATTTAAATTAGATTGGTCCAGTATTAAAGAGTATAGAGGGGACACATTAGGTAGGCCAAAACCAAAACAATTCAACAAAAACTCTATTATGCATGGCTGTGACGTAATGGTTAGAAGATTGGAACAACAAATGGGAAAAGATTGGCAAAAAGTGGTCAGGATGGATATTCTAGAAGCTTTATCATCGAGAATGACGATAGAAATAGCAACTCTAAAAGCTTCAGCTAACATAAGCCATATGGCCACCTCTAGCCAAGCATCCCTGTCCAATCCCATAGCAGCAGGAAGGATTAAAGTGTTGGAGGCGTTAGTGGAGCATCTTGATGAAGTTGGTGTAAATCCCATCTTGCACATTGAACAAATACTGACTAAAATAGAAAATTCATCTAAAGGGGTTGTGTGTGATCTATTCAAAAAACAGCAGCATGGTGGGCTTCGTGAAATTTATGTTTTGACTATAGAATCACGGATAATTCAACTCTATATTGAAACACTATCACGTGTACTCTGTAGTTATTTTGAAGAAGAAACATTGACCCATCCAAAAAATAAATTACGTAAATTAGATCAACACAGATCAAATGCTGCTAGAATAGCAGCCAGACAAGATTCTATCTATGTTGATTTTTGCAGTTCAACTGACAAGACTAGGTGGAATCAAAATTTTGTCATGCCTGCAATGGTCATTCCTCTCATTAAACTGTTACCTGAGGAATTTCACCCCTCCATATCTCGTTGCTTGAATTTGTGGACTCATAAGCTAATAAAGCTGCCACAAAGAGTAGCAACCTTACTTTTGAATTCCACTGAGGTTACATCAGAGACATATAAGAAATTGTTATCAGAGTTCTGGAATCCGACAGATAATTCAATTTTTGATCAGCCTCTATCATCTTTCTTAAGGGTTTCTAGTGGCATGATGCAGGGGATTCTTCATTATACCAGTTCCCTTTTACATTTGACCTTCTTGAATTCAATGAATGTGCTAATTCCTTCTGCTATGAAAAGAAGCTTTCCAGATCACTCCTTCATGATGTCCAAGTGTGTTCTTCAGATGACTCTGCAACTATATTAACTATCTTCTCACCTCCAGGACAAAGAGAACTAAACAAGGAGACCTTCATAGCTACTCGGAAAACTTCTCAGGTTTTAGAGACACTTAACAACATGGCTCCGTACTATTGCATGAAGAATTCAGTTAAATCAACAACAGCAGTTATAGATTATGTAGAATTCAATAGTGAATTTCTTTTTAGGAATACCATGTCAATACCTATCATCAAATATGCTGTAGCCTGCCTAAACATAACAGAGTCAGAGTCATTTTTAGAACGTTTTCACACCATGTATAATCTTATTTCAGATTTATTTGCATCTGGATTTCCAGCTAGGAACACCCATATATGCCAAGTAGCACAAGCATATAATCATTACAAAACCATGGGTTTGACTACTAACCCTGTATTTCCATTTTGGTCAGAGAAGATTATTGACTTGCCTGACCCAGTTCTTGGGTTTTTCCTCATGGATGTTGATTTATGTCCAGGTACTCTGGGATATTCATATCCTTACTGGAAATGTGCTACAGAAACTCTTGTGCTTAAGAGGACTCCCAGTTCTCTATTAAATGACACAGCAGAAGTTTTGGATTCAGGGGGCATAGTTCAAAGCTTGGTAATAAAGCATGGCGAAGTTAGACGTTGGAGGCAACTGGTAGATAAAGTAAGTAAAGACGTAGATATCAAAGAAGTGGTCAACCAAGATCCAGAAATCTTGTTCAGACATCCACAATCCACCAAAGAGTTGAGAGTGGCCTTGGCAATTAAGTCCACCATGCCTTCTGTGGGTAAGTCTATGAGAAGAGGCAATCCGTATTTGCAATCCTTGGCCATGTCAGTATATGCAATCAACACACATTGTTTTTCTAAAACCACTGTAACACAAGACATGACTGGAAAAGTACAAAAGCTTCACTCTAAAGTATCATTGTTAACAGAGCTACGTAAAAGATTAGAAGAGCAAAAAGATGCTGATCCAGTGACAAGAGAGCAACTTGAAACTTCCTTTCCAGCACTAGAAAGATATGAAGAAGCTGCTTCTATTATAGACTCATTAAGAAAGTATACTCTAGTTAAGTGTTCACCATTTCGCCATAGAAGAACAGAAGTGTTTGTCCAACCTTTCAGCTCTTTTGTTCCTTTGAGTCTTCAACAAACTTGTTTGTGTCTATGGTTTGATCACAAAGTCAAAACATCAAAAAGGATTTTTGACCGTTGTGTTAATGCATACAAAGGCAAGCTCCCTTGGATATCTGACACCATTCAGGAAACCCTAAGAAGATCTCCTTTTACAACATATCAAGAATTGGCTAACTTTACATCATCCCATATGATCAAGTCCAGAACTTTTGTGAGAGTAGGACCAGGCATATTCTCAAAAAGACTCTCAGGGCAATTGCATCAACTCATACGAAAAAGTCAAATTGATGGATTTGTACTTAAAAGTGGTAGGAAGGTGAGAGATCAATTGGGAACTGCTGACATAATAAGCAAGCTTTCTCTGGCACTGACCCTACCTGGTTCAATTACTAGACATCAACAAGTGGTTCAATTACTGAGACTTAGTAGACCCATCTATGATAACATTTCTAGCATACAGAAAATGTCAAAAAGGGATGCTTGTCTAGCTTACATTCAAGGATTTGCTAAGAACGAACTCAGTCTAGAAGATATAACCACAAGCATTCAGCAGACTGGCAGCGGACTATTATATGCCTACACTCAAATCCAAGAGCGTGTGGAGACACCTAGAGGAGTCCTGTGGCAAGGTCCTGGCCAATGTTATGTCTCTTGTGAACAGTGCTTAATACTAATAACTATGAGAGATCAATATGCAATAAGGATTGAGGTTTCATCCTGGGAAAAATTTAGAGGACACGCATCAACTTTAACTAGTATATTTCGGGAACTAAAGCTCAAAGCAATTGATGAGCAAGGATTCATGACTGGCAGGTTGGTTTCTAGGTTTGATGGTCAACATTGGCTACCCTTCCAAGCAAAAGGTACTCCAGTGATGGAAAACAAATTTTTAACTATAAGACTGAGAGATGTAACAGATGTGACTTTAGAAGTGGGGTTTCAATCCATTAGCTTAATGCAAAAGACACCCAGAGGAAAGGCAGCTATGATAAGATTCAAGTCTTATCCTGGAGACGTTTTGTTGAATCCTTCCCCTCCAATAGGGGGAGATTTAGTGCATTGCTGGTTAAATCAGAGACCAATCTCAGGAGAAAAAGGTTTAGCTATGTTGTTGAGTGCTAAGCGTGATAAAAGAATGAGACAGGAAACAAAGAGATGGATGATGGATACTCTTTGCTCAAGATTATCTCAAAAAGGTTTATCAAGAGGTCCCGGCCAGTTATCTCCTTGGATCCCAATAATTGTTGCCCCAGATGAGCCAGAAGAACTTGCTGTGCCAGAAGATTACTTTATAAAGTTACAAGAGAAGATTAGATTGGAGTCAGTAGAGATGTTTGGCATTAGCTTGCAAGAGCTTGGAAGGCATGTAGAATTAGAGGAACCAGAGGTCATTGAACCCACATTCTTTGAACCCCAGGAACCAGAGTGGAGCTCAGTTTTCCACAACCTATTAGAAATGGAGATTGAGGAGAATATTGACATAACTAGTCGAGGTGTTAAAGCTTTCAAGTATCTGCATCCTTTTTGGGATCAAACAATTGATGAAATTGAGAGTGACTATCCAGGATTGTGGAGGCTTTCATTTCAAGGGATAGTCCACCATGGATTTGAGGAACTTAGCAGAGCTATCATGGAACTAGCTAGCATTCAAGAACGTCAAAGGCAACCCACATTAAGAGAGAGGGCTGAATTACAAATAGTACAAATATTGACAGAGGTTCAGTATGAGGAACCAGAAGCATCAGTACCAGGGCCATCTTCTCCAACAGTAACAAAACAGGACGATGCTCCCTCATGGGCAGAAGAAGTGGACGAGGATGAAGATGATGATGAGGGTTACTATCTGAACGTTTAATCAACACATAATCACAATCATCAGGTACTTGTAAAACAATTAATGTAGAAGTCATTAGAGATTTTGAATTTAGTTGTTTTACA